ATCTGCCATTATTTTTTAGCCTTTGGTGCCGCACGTTTGACCGCGTAAGCAATTGCCACGGCCTGTTTGACCGGCTTACCGGCCTTGACTTCCGCTTTGATGTTTTTGCGGAAGGCTTCGGGCGATTTGGATTTGACGAGTGGCATTATTTTTTCTTCGCAGTTTTGGCCGAGTCTTTGAAATCTTTGGCCGTTGGAGCGCCTTTTGCACCTACAGGGCGCATTTTTTCTTTGCTACCCGCTGCAATACGAGCTTGTTTAGCATGAATATTGGCATAAAGCCCAGGTTTAGTTGCCATGATCAACACTTCCATCGTTTAAGGGCTGCTTTAGCGCGTTCGCCGTCTTTGGCGTTGGCTGCCACTGCGCCCATTCTTGCACAAAATGAATCCTTGCGGCCTTGATCTGCCTTGGTCTTAGGGTTGGGTGCTGGCGCTTTTAAGTTACTGCCAGTGGCGGCATTGTACTTCTCGCGGCCTTTGGCGGTCAAACCAGCGCCTTTGGACGTAGGCAGCTTCTCGCCGCGACCTACTGACAGTGATACCTTTTTTGTCATGATCCCATCCATCCGGTTGAAACTGCGCTTTGAGAAGAAAGTTGCCTGATTGTAGGCTCCCTGTATTCCCTGTGCGCTACAGGGAAGGCAAAGGTGACTGCAAGTGCATCAGCTGCATCGGGTGAAGCTAAACCTCTTGCGCGCATCTCTTTTTTGCCTTCCAAAAATATCGTTCCTGAAGAATTGGGTTTCTTCGTTGGGCCAGTGAAATCAGCCTTCAGCTGTCGATCTGTGGGGATACTAGCAGATTTCAACCAGTTACGCATGTCATTCCACATCTCTGCTCGCTTATTGCCAAACGCCTGCGAGTGCTTGGCCTTGCCGCCAAAGTTAACACCTCGGACCTTGTACCTTTGCTCTGTCAGCCGGTCAAGAATGCCATACCCCAAACCACCCTCATCGATGACGGTAAGCGTTGGTTTGTATTCCTCAATCGCATCAATCACCCGACCAACAATCTCCATCGTGTCCTCGCCCTTGTACCGCTTTATGGCCACAATATCCCTACCTTGCCTTACCACAATCACAGTCGAATCTGCGCCACCGCGGGCTGGATCAACTCCCAAAATGATCGGTGCCGTCAAATCCTTGTAACGCGGGCGCTTGGCAGCATCATCCACAATGATTGGGCTGATAAATTGATCCTCACCAGCTGAAGGGAACTCGCCATAGACCTCAACCTTGGCCTGGCTGCTGTCCTCGCCATATTCAGCAATAATCTGCTCATACACCGACTTGTCAGTATCCTCCACCGTCCTAGCATCCACAATTTTGGACGTCCAAAAGTCCCGTTTGGCGTGGAAACACTCAAAAAAGTAGCCTTCGTTGCGCCGAGGGTTGGAAAATGCAAACCAGTACCGGTCCGGCGTGTTTTCTGTAAAGAATCCAGCTCCAACCTCCCAAATCGGGTTAGGTATACCGCTGGATTCATCAAAAATCAACATCATGCCGTCTTGATTGTGCACACCAGCGTAAGAATCAGGGTTTTCAGCACTCCAGAGCTTGCCCTCGCAAGCCCAATACCTGGTGCCCTTCTTTAAATCGCGCTCCACAAGCTCAGTTAACCACTGCGCTGGAACCAGTTTGGTGGCACTAATTTCCCACCAGTGGCTGTTGATCAACATGGCTGCCCATTTGGTCAACTCAGCCCAAGTAACTGAGCGCAGTTGGTTCTCGCTGTTGGCGCTGACCACTACTGAGCCACCAATGCGGGTGGTTAGCATCCACAAAATCAACCAGGACACCAAGGCTGATTTGCCAATGCCTCGACCGGATGACACGGCCATGCGGATGGTGTCATAGTCAATCAAACCCTTTTGTTTTTTGATGTGCTGGGTAATGTCTCTAAGCACTTCCCTCTGCCATTTGCGTGGGCCACTAAACTTCTCCAACGGAGTATTCTTCTGGCCCCAGGGAAAAGCAAAAAGCACAAAAGCCTCTGGGTCATCAGCAATGGCCGGTGACCATAACTCCACCATCAGCTTTTGCTCTTCTTCGGATTTGTAAATTGTGGTTTGCATTGATTAAGGTGCAGCCAAGTTGTTTGTGGCTATAAATAAACCCCTGTTTTGATAGGTCAAATATACCAAATAAAAGCTGGCGCAGGGAGTTCTAGAAATACAAAGTTAAGGAGCGTTGGTCAATCCAGTTGCTATGCGCCAGCAAGGTCGAATATACATTAAAAAAATAAAAAATTGTTCGTGATACCGCCCGTTCCGGCGCGGCCTTTGCGCTGGCCCTACCCCCCCCGCCCGGCCAGCCGGTGGGCAGGCCATGGGCGCTGGCCGCACGACATCCGGCCATAACCAAGCCAAACTGGCGAGTTATCCACAGGCTGAACGCATGATCAGGCCAAGGTTAGACACATTGCCTTGTGGACAACTACATTCTGCACAATTAATAGGCAAAAGCGCATGAGTTATTCACAATTGACTTAACATAATGGACATCGTGTTAAATGGATATTGTCAGCAATCTGTAAGTATGTATATAAATCAACGGGTTAGCGTTAAAAGATATGCACATGCTATTTTGGCTCTATGTCGGTAATGTCGTCCATTTTGGCCATACCAATTTGCACCCTGGCTTGCGCCTGTTCCAGCGCTTGAATAACGCTGATCCGGTTGTCGCTGACGCTGACATCGAGCCGGTCGCCATACGTTCTTGGCTTTAGCTTGCTGGCCACCCATTTGCGAGCATCAACTTGCAGGCGCTTCTGTTGCACCCAGGCGCTCGCTGCTGGCCCTTCTAAGCCTGCTGGTAGCTCTGAATCAGCCAGTTCGACAATCTCCTCTGCCAACCGGTCTGCGCGGTCTTCTACGGCCTTTTCGTAGGCTTCTTTGAATTCGGGGTTAGTTCGGATCATTAGCTTGGCCAAACCATAGCTAGGCATTCCTTCCAAACGCAAGGCACCAGACAGGCTTTTGCCGCCAGCAATTTCATCAACGATCTGCTGCCACACTGGGCTTTCGATGGGAAACTCCACCGGCCTGCCCATGATAGCGCCGCTTTTGGTTGTTTTTTCTGCCAAAGTTTTCATGCCTGCCCCGTGCGCGTGCGCGTAATTGGGAAAATTGTCGCCGAAAATCGCTTAATTTGCTGCATTCTTCATTCTCCCTGCTAGTTTCGTGTCAAATTTCTTTTCCATGACTTCATTGTCATCGAATTTCAAGTCGTTTTCAAAGTCATCAAATCCTGTTGCGCCGCCGAGCTTAAAGTCTAGCGCTGGTTTGAATCCGGTTACTTTGGCCGTTGGGAACAGTGCTTTGATCTTAATGACCTGTTGCATACGCTCATCGGCCATCAGCACCTCAATCTCTTCCATGCTCCAGATATTCTGGTTGCTGATGTCTTGACGCTCTCGCTGTATTGCCACGGCCTCGTTGACAGTTCTGGTGATCACCATGACTTGGCCGTTTTGCATCTCCCACTCAATCCTCGGGATGCTGTCGCTGGCTGGCGTTATGCCTTGATCGGCTGCCCACTGATCCAGTATGCCATACGCCCTGATCATTCCCGCCAGGCTTGAATCGAATTTCGCCTGATCCTTGGCCGTCACTGCTTGCTGTAATCTGCTGTTCTGAATCCAGAATTTCTCTCTCAGTCCACTGTCTACTAAAGTAATCAGTCGGTTTTCTCCCCATTTCCTGTCGCTGACTGCTTTGGCAGCCTCCAGTTCCACCAGTTTGGATTGAATGTAAATCGTCCAAGGGTCTGCTGTTGGACTTGGTGACGTTGCTGTTGGATGCTGTCTACTCTTTTGCTTTGTTGCCATTTCGGTTTCCTTGGTTTTGGTAACACACAGGGGGGAACAAACCTCCGAGCTAAAGACTCTCGGTTTGTTCCTGTTACCTGTGCGGAACAAACAGGTAACATTTGATACCCGTTTGTTACCTGTTACCTGTTTATAAATACAGTTCAAAATGCCTCGCCAGAATCGCTTTTGACGGTGAGCCAAGCAAATCCATCGCTGATGTCCCCACGCCCATACTTCGACAAGTCTTTCCTGATGCGTCCCCATGCCACCTTAAAGCTGTCCTTGTCCTCATCCGTGCAGCCCATCTTTGACCACAATTCGTTCCTCCAATGCGCCAAATCGACAACCATACGCTGAGTACCTTCGATTAACTTCAGATATCCATTCTTCTTAATTGCTATTTCTAGACATTGCAATGACAGGATTTGATTTGCGCCAAATCCTGCATTGCTTTTGCTGTCCTTTTTGTCCTTTTTCAGGTCATCAAACTTTCCAAGTTCGCTGGCCTGTACCGCCAGACTTGTGATCGGCTCGCCGATCTGGAGTGATCCAGCTGGTGGTGCGAGTTCCACGCTGACCATCTCAAAGCCGATTCTTGTTCCGTCCTCGCCGTCCTTTTGCTTTGCCGTTCTGATGATGCCTTTCATGGAGTCCTCAAACCTGATCAGTTCCAACTCTGTGTCCACCGCGCCTAAGAGGCTGGAGTGGCCGCGCAGTCCTTTGGTGGCATCCTTTCCTGAGTGGTGCAGGATCATTAAGGCGCAGCCCTGCACGATCTTCTGGATGTTTCCGCAGCTGGCAATGAACGATCCCATGTCGCTGGAGTCATTCTCGTTGCCGCCGCCAAACGCCCTAGCCAAGGTGTCAATGATGATCAGCTTGAAGTCGATGCCGAGTTCTGTGACTAGGTTTTCCACTGCGATCATGAGCGCGTTGAAGTCTTCTATGCTCGATCTGAGGTTGAGTTGGTGCCTGATGACGTAGATCGGCGCACCGTCCTTAGTTCCATGGTGCTGCTTAATTGCCTTAATCCTTGCGCCGACACCGCCAAAGCCCTCGCCGCACAGGTACAGCACCGCGCCTGGCTCTGTCACCTCGTTGCCCATCCACGTCCTACCTGTCGCTATCGCCTCGGCAATGTCCAAGGCAATGAACGACTTAAACGAGCCTGGTGGCCCGTACAGGGCGCTGAATGATCCAACTGGCAGCACCTTGTCAATCATCCACTTCACCGGCTCGTCTTGGATGCTGTCCCAATGCTCAATGTTGATCTGCTTTGGCGGCTTGGTG